TAGTCTTTCTCAGGGGGACTATGACCAGTCTGGGCAATGCTCGGGCTGGTCATGTCCTTGAGTTGCCAAAGAGCGAGGCTCGCTTGATGATTAAGAACAATCGTGCAAGTGAGTTCGTAGAGATTGAAACAGTGGAAGTTGATCGCTCGATTGGGCTTGATAATTCAACTGAAAAACCTGTCCGTAGAGGACGCCCCAAAAAGGCTGAGTGATGGCTGTCGAAACCGCTGCTGATCGTTTGGTTATGTTGACTGATTTCGGTCAGTCTGTGACCTATACAGTACAAGGTGGATCACCTACCACGATCACGGCTATTTTTGACAATCAATTCATTGAGGTTGACTCAGGTGGAACGGTCGGGTTTGCTATCCAGCAACCAAAATTGACTTGCCGAACTGCTGATGTTGTTAACTGCACAGAGGGTGACACTTTTGTCGTTTCTGGTGTTACTTATCTCTCAAGAGTGGTTCAAGACGATGGAACTGGGATGACTGAAATCGTCCTAGAGAAACAATGAGCCACGTTAGAAAACAAATACGCGATGCTGTTGTCACTGCCTTGACGGGTCTGTCAACAACTGGCAATCGGGTTTACAAGTCAAGAATTTATCCTCTGGAGACTGGAAAGTTGCCAGGATTGGCGATTTATACCAAGTCAGAGGAAATCCAAAACAACACGATAGGCGCACCACGGACACAGATTAGGATTCTGGAGGTCATGGTGGAGGCTTATGTAATGGCGAATACTGCCTTTGATGACACGATAGACGCTATCTCACTTGAGGTTGAAGAAGCTCTATATACGAATTCAAGTCTTGGCGGGAAAGCAAAAGGTTTAGATGTTGTCGCTTTTGAATCTGATTATTCAGGTGATGGCGAAAAGGTTGTCGGAGTTGGTCGGTTTACTGTGCAAGTGACCTATTCAACCAAAGAAAATGATATTGAAACCGCTACATAATGTGGCAAAATTGAACCTTGAAAGGGGTTAAAAATGGCTAATCACAAAGGCTCTGAGGGCACAGTCCACGTTGGAACTTCGGCGATTGCCGAGATTCGTTCTTTCAGCATTGCTGAGACTTCCGATACTGTGGAAGACACGACCATGGGGGACGCAGCTCGTACTTACAAGCCTTCACTAAAGACGTTTAGCGGCTCTGTGGACGTTTATTGGGACGAGACTGACACACAGGGTCAAGTTGCCTTGTCTGTTGGCTCTGAAGTCACGATCAAGTTCTATCCTGAAGGCGCTACCACTGGCGACACCTATATGTATGGCTCTGCCATCGTGACGGGTAAGACCGTGAACGCTTCTTTTGATGGCATGGTGGAAGCCTCTATCACCATCCAAGGCACTGGCGCTCTGACCACTGGGACTGCGGCTTGAAGATAATTCAACGAGCCTCGGCTCACTTTAAATCGCTATCAGTCAAGACGATTGATGTTCCCGAGTGGGGCGATGAGAATGGGCCGCTAGTCATTTATGTAGAGCCTTTCACGCTGAAAGACAAAGCCAAGCTCCAGAACGTGAGCAAGGCTTCAGGAAGCGAGATTGACGCCCTGGTCGAATTGATCGTTTTGAAATGCTTGGATTCTGAAGGAAACAAGATTTTCACGATTGAAGACAAGCCGATTTTGCGAAACGGTGTTGACGCCACAATCCTTGAGAGGATTTCAACAGCGATTATGCGGATTGACTTTGGGGGACTGGAAAAAAACTAAGGGAGACTCCTGAACGGCAATTCATGTTTTTTCTTGCTGAGAAACTGCATAAAACAGTAAGCGAGATTGAAGAAATGTCTGTTGAGGAGTTCTCCGAGTGGCAGGTTTGGGTAAAGATACAGAGCGAACGGAGCAACAATGGCACAAGACCTAAAAATTGACATAGTTGCAACGGATAAAACTGGCGCGGCTTTTCGTTCTGTCCAAACTGGGATGTCTGGAATCCAGACAAGCGCTTCTTCGCTTTTAACGAAGATTTCCGCAGTCACTGGCGCATTGGCTGCGATTGGCGTTGGTTCTGCCTTAAAAGGAATCATTGAAGCTGGTGACAGACTTGAGGAATTGTCCAAGAGAACGTCTATTGCTGTCGAAACGCTTTCTGCGCTGACAAATAACGCAAAGCTCGCCGGTATTAGCCAAGAGGAATTAGGCTCTGGCATCGTCAAGCTATCTCGAAGCATTGCCGAGGCTGTTTCTGATGCTGGTGAGCAGAGAATGGCTTTCCAGAACCTTGGCGTTGCGATTCGTGACGTCAACGGGAATATCCGTCCCACGGTTGAAATTCTTGCAGACGTTGCAGCAGGGTTTCAAGACGCAGAGGACGGAGCGATCAAAACTCAATATGCTGTGGCTCTTTTTGGCAAATCTGGAGCCAATTTTATTGAGTTCTTAAATCAGGGCAGAGAGGGTGTCCAGGCTCTTGGTGCATCTATCTCTACTGAATTTGCCGACCAGTCTGCCACGTTCACGGATAACCTGGACAAAATCGGTCAAAGGATTCAAGCGACAATTTCAGAAAAAGCGGCTCCATTCTTGGCGTTTATGAATCGCCAAATTGAGGAGGCGATCCGTTTAGACAAAATGACTCGCGTTGGCGCTGGTCGTGGTGTTGTCAATCCTGAGTTTGTTGTTCCAGAGAGAACGAAAGTCAAACCTCTGACCCCTTTGTCAAAGGAAAAGGCAAAAGAGGAAAAAGACAACGCCAAAGAAATCGCCTCGGCTTATGAACAAATTGCCGATGAGATTTTCAAGTTAGTCAATGGTGAGCGTGAACTTGCCATTTATCAATTCGCTCGAAAGGGTGCAAGTGTTGAAGAAATCTCTGCCTACACTGAGAGGCTTGATAAACTTGCTCAACTGAAAGAATCTGAAAAAGCAAACGCTGAAGAAGCAAAACAGTACGCAGATCAAGACAAGTTAAATCGTCAAGCAAGAAACGATTTGCTTGATAAAGCCAAACAGCTTTATGACGAGACTCGCACTCCTCTTGAGAAGTTGAACATTGCTGAAGCGGAATTATTGCGACTTCTCGAATTGGGCGTTATCGACTTTGACGTCTACTCTCGCGCTGTCATCCAAGCAAACGAAGCTATGGACAAGATGGCTGAAGATGGCAAAGACAATTTCGCCGATCTTGAGGCTGCGATTCGCGGTTGGGGCAATGAGTTCACAAACATCATGGCGAATGCTGTGATGACCGGAAAGCTCTCGTTTAAGGATTTGGCGAATTCTGTCATTTCTGATCTACTCAGAATGTCGATTCAGGCTCAGATCACGAAGCCTTTGATGAATCTCGGAATGGATTTCTTGGGAATTAAGGTTTCTGGCGCTCGGGCGATGGGCGGTCCTGTCACATCGAATCAACCTTATTTGGTTGGCGAAAACGGTCCTGAAATCTTCATGCCCAACAACAGCGGGACGATCATTCCGAATGGTCAAGGTGGATCGGTTGTTGTCCAGCAAACAATCAACGTCACCACTGGCGTCCAGCAGACCGTTCGCGCAGAGGTGATGAATATGCTGCCGCAAATTGCAAATGCTGCCAAATCCGCAGTGGCAGAGGCTAAACTTCGTGGTGGCTCCTTTGCCGCTGCAATGAGGTAATCATGTCGATAAGTTACCCAGTTTCATTCCCGAATCTCGGGATTAAGAGCATGACAATCCGAGCGAGATCGGTTGTCGGGATTTCTTCTTCACCCTTCACTTTTCAGCAACAGGTCTACCAACACGCTGGACAAATGTGGGAGGCTGAAATCACCATGCCTCCGATGAAGCGTGAGGACGCCGAACAACTTATTGCTTTCATGTTGAAGCTGAATGGAACTTATGGGACATTTACTCTGGGCGATCCCCTTAATACTTCTCCTCGCGGCATCGGCACTGGGACTCCTTTGGTAAACGGAGGATCACAGACTGGGAATTCTCTCGTCACGGATGGATGGACTGCCAACCAGACAGGAATTCTCAAGGCTGGTGACTGGATTCAATTAGGCTCAGGTTCTACCTCGCGGCTTTACAAGATTCTTTCTGATGCAAACTCAAACGGCTCAGGACAGGCTACGTTCGATATATGGCCCAATCTGAGGTCTAGCCCTGCTGATAATGCAACGATCACTGTAAGCGCTCCTAAAGGGCTTTGGAGGCTATCCTCGAACGATATGCCCTACACCATTGATGAGGCATCCTTCTACGGCATCACTTTGGCTTGTATGGAGGCTTTATGAGCCGAACCCTGACCACGGGAGTTATCTCTGCGATTGAGAGTTCCCAGGTTCGTCCCTTCTATCTGTATCAGGGTGAATTTATCTCTGGAACGGTGAGAGCCTGGAACGGAATTGGTGATCTTTCGTGGAACAGTCAAACTTGGGGTGGTCTTGGGTCTTTTTTGAGTTTTTCTCAGATCGAAGAAACATCGGACGTTAAAGCTGCGGGAATGACTGTGACTCTTAACGGAATGTTAAGCGCGAACATTTCTTTGGCTCTGCAAGACTGCCGACAAGGATATGACGGGAAAATCTATCTTGGGTTTTTCGACACATCGAATGCGATCATTTCTGATCCGTATCTGATTTTTCATGGTCGCTTGGATACTGTCTCGATTGACG